TCGGTTCTCTTTGGTGTATTCACTCAAAAATAGTGTAAGAGGAAAGAGTTATATTGATAAGTATGAGAATGATATTATTGGGTATTGCATTCAGCAAGATAAGAAGTACGATGGTATTATCTGTGGGCACATTCATTCGGCAAACATTCGCAAGTTTGGTAAGATGACTTATATGTGCTGCGGAGATTTCGTTGATACTTGTTCTGCTATTACAGAGAAGAATGGTGTTTATTGTTTGGAGAAATACTGATGACTGACGAAGAGTTTCTCAAACAGACCGCAACCAAAGCAGCAAATGCTCTTCATATGCCTTTGGGTGATATTGACCCACTAAAAATGTTAGAAATGTTTTCGTGCCTTCATATACTACTTGGAGGTGACGATGAACTTATGATACACTGGTTGAATACTCATAACAACCACTTGGGATACTGTCCTGCTGCACGATTGACAGATGAGCAATCTATGAGTAAAATCATAGGGTATCTTGAGAGTATGTGTTATCACTGATGACTTATTCTAAACCACTTTTGGGAACAAATAAAAAGAAACTTTCTTGGGTTGAATACATTTTGTTCTCTTGTATTCAACAAGGATGGTATAATTGTTGGTATGCTTTTAAGAACTGGGCAGATTTGATGGGAGACAACTATCAAGAATATGCACTTCTTGTATCTGATGATCCATTAGAACAATGTATTCTTTATTTCTGGGATAGTTTGGGGGATGAGATTTATCCAAAACACTTTTTAGAAGAACTGATGCAAATGGTAGATGACGTAAATACTGGTAAGGTAAAAACCTATCCTATGGAAGATGTTATGGAAAACCTGAAAGAATGGTTAGAAGAGGAAGACGATGGGGATGTTTGATTACTTTCGTTCATCCTACGATCTGGGTGAACAATTCACTAATACATTATGCCAAACCAAAGACATTGAAGATTATGGTATTGGTGGATCAATGACTGACTTCTGGTTAGATCCGAAAGGCAAATTGTGGTGTCCAAAATACTATGGCACTCATACATTCCAAGAAATTGGAAAGGATGATGAGGGGTATAATGATAAACTTGCCTTTTTAAACTTTCAATGGATACCGACAGGTAAACACGGAAAGTTTGTTCCTCATAAAATCACCAAATATATTGAAGTGTATCCAGAGAAATGGGAAGGTGATTATAATCATTGGCCACGGTTGAGATTACACTTCAAATGTGGTATACTACAAGATTATGAGGAGGTTACTAGACGATGATTAAACCAATTCAAAAAGAAAAATTTCCTCATAGTGGATTTCCATATAGGTTAGATCACAAAGAGGGAAAAGATGTGAGAGTTTGTTGGTTTCAAACTGAAGATCATTTGAACAAACATATCAAACGTTATAATCTTAAGAAAAAAGATATTACTGTGAGTACAAAACCCTAATGACAGAACACAATTGGATTGATGATGCATTTTATGTTGAGAAAAAACGCTGGGGAACTTACCAATCTTATGACAAAAACGGAAAAGAACTTGTCACATCTCTCTCTGAAGAACAGTGTATATCAGCAACCCGTTTTTATCTTAAAGGACGGCAGGAAGGTTTCACTGAATCCGAAACTTATGAGGGGGTAGTTGGTGGGAAACTATGATTGTTTTTCCCACGCTGCATAAATTCTATTATTAACATCATACTTCAATTCTGTGCATTCAAATCCAAATAAATCACAGAACTCAAAGTGTAAATCATAAGACCACGGAAAAAAGTTTATGTCCTCACACTCTAGATTTCCGTGGTCTTTTAATCCCGGATTACATCTCCAATAAATTCTACAGTTTGGTTGTAAATGATTTACAACTGAACTGATTTGTTTTATAATGGTATCTTTAGAACCAAAGTTGATACTACCTAGACAAAAAGCAACGTCAAACTTTTGAGGAAACTTAAAGTCTTCTATTGTTACCTTATGGTCTGATTCATCAAATGCTGGATCAATACCTATAAGATTTTTGATTTTACTTTTGAATGGATTATGTCCACAACCTACATCTAATACCCATTCATCCTCTTTAACTTTATCAATCAAACTCCATCCAGTATATAAGTATTGGTCTACATTACTTTTCCATTTTGTGGAAAAATATTCATTAAGTTGAGATTGTTGCATGAAATTACCTGAAAGAATATTTTTTACTGGTGTTCCTGGTTCCCGTTGGAGTGGTATTGCCCAAACATTGGAAACAATGAGTGGAATGAATACTTCTGATAGAACTGCCGAACGTGAATACTCCCATCATAGTTATAATGGTCACCGAGGTGCTTATTTTGGACCAGGAATGGAGTTTGAACCATTATTAGACGTTAATTATATTGATAAAGCTTGGTCCAATCCAGGTGGATGTAAAGTAGTTAAAAGTCATGAGTGGTCTTATGTTTTGAGTGATATTAAACATTCCTTTCATAAAGATTGGATCATGATGGTTTATAGACCTGATGTGAATAGTTATGGTTGGTGGCATGAAGCTGGAGGATTTCAAATTAAATATCCCAATTATAGTGCATATAAAAATAGCCCAAATATGATGTCAGAGATTGTTAAACAAAATAATGCAATTCTTGAATTTGGTATGAAACATAATTGCAAATGGGAGTATTTTACTTATGATTGGGTTTATGATAACTTTAATCGGGAAGTAAAAATTGATACAATACATTCTGATATTTTGGTTACTATCCTCAAATAAATAAAATTAGTTAAACTAGAGATTAAAATGAACTCAAAACAATTTGTTAATAAACTTGCTGAGGAGAATGAAGCTCTATATCGTGCATCTGAAATGCAAGTAGAAGCTTACTTTGCAAGCAATCCTTCAAAAGAGGAAATGGTGGAACATTTCATTGGTCGTATGGTTAATGAAAGACAAAATATGGTTGCGATCTCAAAGAAAGTTGCACTCATGCCTTTGTCTACTCCTGCAAAAGAACTCCAACTTCTTGCAAAACAAGCACAAGATGAAGCAAATCACTTCCGTATGGTAAAAGAAGTGATTGAACATATTACTGGTGAAGAATTGAATGTAGAAGAAGCAATTGCTGCAGAAGCTGCAAAACCAACTGCAAAAGGTGCTGCACTTCTTGATAAGTATGAGGCATCTAATGATGAAATGGCGATGGCAGCATATCAGTTTGTTGCTGAAGGACGTGCAGAAAGAGTATGGAATAAAATGGCGGAATGTGTAGAGGATGAGTTTATTGCTCGTTCTTATGCTAAGATCGGTCGTGATGAAGGTGTGCATTCCAAAATTGGTCGTCGTAAGTTGGAAATGCTTGCTGTAACTGAAGCAGCACAACAGAAATTGGTTGAACTAATCAATCAAATGCGTTATGATCTCTTTGCAATCTCTCGTGCAAATACCACTGCACTTCCAGAGGCTCGTGAATTAATTGAACAATCTTATGGTTTCTCGTTCGCGTGATAAAACTCGTATAATCAAGTGGGTTAGTGCCTGTACAATACTCATCGCAATGGTGTTTCATGTACTGGGACTAACCCCTTGGAATAGTATTCTACAACTAATCGGTGCATCTGGTTGGACTTATGTGGGACTTAAGTGGAAGGAACGTTCAATTGTTATGAACTTCCTTCCACAATTTTTTATTATCATTCCTGGATTGATTTATTTGTACCTGCATGGAAAGTAAAATTAATTTTGATTATAATAAAGTTATTGTAGTATATTTTGATCCAGGTCACGGAGGTAAGTTTTTAATAAATTCTCTTGGTCTCAGTAAAGAAGTATTCTTCCAACATAATCGTTTGGTTCAACTTCAATTAGAAAATAATTTTGATTTTGATAAAAAAGTATCTTTTCTCCATAAAAGAATGGAGATGGTTCCAAATACCAAATGGGATGATCTTGGTCTTTGTGATTATAGACTTTTTGGAATATCATCTGAGGATGATTGTAGATTTCCTTGTAGTCAAATTAATATTGAAAAGTTCAAAGATAACCCTGTTTTAATTAAAGTTACAAATGAAAGTACAAAATACTTATTTTTAACTGCACATGGAAAAGTAGAACTTGATTTGGTGTTAAATCTTTGGAAAAATGCAAAAGTAATTAAATTTTCTAGGGGTAACCTTTTTTATAAAATTAGAAATTGGTATTCTCAAAAAATTGCCACAGTATGGGATGTTATTGATAAAAGTTCTTGGCCAGAATACTATCAAAATGTAAAAGGTAGTTTTCTTTCTCTGGAGAATATGTCAAAGTTTCCAAAACAAATTCATAGTGACATTAAACTAAATCTCAGAAATACTGAGTTTGTGGAAAAAGTCAAAGAACAACGTAAAAAAGATAGTTTTGAATTCATATGGAATAAATTGAGAGATGATGATTGGGAACAAACTCCCCCACAAACATTGAGAGGATATATTTCATATCCAGAAGAATTGAAAATTAAAATTGAAGAAAAATTTGCTGAAGAGTTTTCTCAAGAAGATGAAAATGTAAATGCAATTTATGATTGGAATGTTAATTGGTATTTTTCTAAAGAAAGTACGTTGATGAATATTAAAAAAATATATGATCTGTTACAACTTACTGAGTTTAATGAAGATAAAATATCAAAGTATTATGATTTGTGGATAGATAAATTGGATGAAATAAAAATAAATAGTCTTAACAAAGAAGGGTAGTTTCATGGGAAATAATACTAACGAAATGCATTTGATGTATTTTAATGACGGTAGTGGAGCTAGTCGGGGGAGTAGTGTTAGTTATCATTATGAGAATAATAAGTTAACAAATGATATGATAAAGAATCCTCATAGATTATATAAAGTTGATAGAAAATGTGATAAAATAGTAACCGTATCTCATCCAGGTGGTGATGGGGCTAATTTTTTAATCAATTGTTTAACTTTCTCAAATAGTGTTAATTTTAGAAATCTTAGTTTAAAACAGAAACTTTCATATTTTCGTGAAACATTGCTCAAGGAAAAAGGTAGAATTTGGAATGATTATTTTTGTATGCACCTTCAGGTTAATGAGAACCCTGATGACTTGATTAATTCTAATAATACTGTTATATTGTTGAAATTACATCCTTTGACCGGAAACGAAGTTGAACAATCTTTGGAGTTTTGGAATAATTCTAAACATGTTATTCTTTTTGAAAATTCTAATCTCTTCAAAAAAATAAGATATGGTTATGGTTATAACGGAATGGATGAAGAATTTTTACCCATTACTTTTGAACAATATGGAAAATTGGATGCTCTAAAGAAAAATGATGTAAGAACTGGTTTATTTCCTGTTACTGAAAATACTGATGATGATGATTTTAATGAAGAACCAGTAAAACCGTGGAAAGCTCATGATATGAGAATTCTTACTGAAAAATATCCTGATAAAATTTTTCATACCTGGAATGTAGAATGGTTCTTGACGGAAAAAGATACCTTAGAAAATATTAAAAACTTATATGATTTATTGGGATTAGAAGGATATAACGAAAAAGTTATTTCTGTTGCTTACAAAATGTGGATGGTGAAATTAGATGAATTCAAAAAAAATATTGCTACTTACTGGTCCACAGGGATCGGGTAATCATTTATGGTCTAAAATATTCTCCTTACATCCAGAAGTCTTTGGATGGAAGAGTTTGTTGGAGAATTATTGGGAAGCTCATAGGTTTGCGGAACCATTTTGTAAATGTTGGAGAGATCATAATTTACTCAAAGAATTTGATTGGTCTACTCACCAGTATTTCTTTACAAGCATCAGTATTCCATTGGGTATTCAAGATACTAAATGGGAACCAGATATTATGGGATTTGTGAATGCTGTGGAGGAATTGGGAATTGAAACTCAGATCGTTGTAGTGGGTAGAGATCAAAATATTCTTAGACACCAACAAAACAGACTTCGTGGAGAAAGTACATTACATCATTTTATGTCACAACTTCCGAAGTTTCCTAATCCAATCTTCCTAAGTTATGAGTTATTGTACCTCTATAAACAGGATTATTTGAAGTCATTGGATGTAGGTATTCCAATTGACTGGAATAATTCAAAAATTAATGATATACTAGAGGAAGATCCAAATGACAAGTACGTTCATTCCGTGAATGATTATGTCTTGGATAATTGTAATCGTACTGGAATACCTTTGAAAGACCTTCCAAAATGAAGAAACTTCTCATTATAACCGGACCTCAAGGTTCTGGTAATCATTTGTTCAGTAGAATATTCAGTATTCATCCAGAAGTTTCTGGATGGGAAAGTTTAATCAAAAAGTATTGGGTTCCCAGTGATGAAGAACCTTTTGCAGAATTCTGGGTATATCCAGAAAGATTAACTGAAGAAATGTTTGAGAATTCCAATTATTTTCTTGCGAATGTTAGTTGCCCATTCTTTTATGATGGACAAAGATACATTCCAAAGATTTTGGAAGTTGCAGAATGTGCAAAGTCTTTTGGTGTTGATGTTCAAATTGCAATCATTGTAAGAGATAAGAACATTAATGAACAACAACAATTAAGAGTTCGTGGGGAAGTAACAACACCAATCGCACAATATTATTACTATAATACTTTACTGCACAGTGATCTTAAAGTTCATTTCTTAGATAATGAAGCATTATTTTTGCATAGAGAACACTATCTTAAGTGGGTAAGTAAAACACTAGATTTTCCAGTTGACTACAATAATCCAGAGATATTCAACTTTATTACCGAAGATCCAAATAAAAAGTATATCAAATATGTGGAACAGTATTGGCTTGACGAACAAGTATGGACTGGTGTAAAATCAAAGAAAGAGAGGGGTATTGATGATGTGGAGGGTGTGGGCTAAATCACTAGGACAAAAAGCAAGTAAATGCAATAAAGAATCTGATAGGATTGCTATAGTCAGAACAATCATCTTTGCAACCTACCTAATTACTAATGTATTCATTTGTGCTGGGGTCATTCATCATTGGAATGACAGTCAGGACATTTATATTCAAATTGACACTAAAGAAACGGGAATTAAACTATGACAACTCGCACCTATACACAGAAAGATGGAACAATTTGGGAATGGAACGAAACTCCAGAACTTCTTAAACTCCTTACAGAGTTGCACACAGACAAGCCAACACCCGACACTGGATCCAACAACGCCGTGGTTTGAGTGGCTATCGTATTGTGAAGTCTGTGAGAGTTTGGGAGTAAAGAACCAACCACACATCGGTAGGTTTTTGGGTTATCGTCGTTATTTGAAGGAAGTCGGAGTAATCTAATGTTTAAATGGATGGATAATTTTTTAAAAAGATATCAAGTTCCTGAAACTTTTGAACTTTTAGTTACTGATGTTGATGGCACCAAACATTCTCTTGTTGGACTTTGCTCTTCATTGGCAAAAGAAGTTATAAGACTGAAAGAACGCATCACAAAACTGGAATCAGAGAATGTAGAACTCACGAATTGTTTGTATGAAGTTGAAAACAGATTGCAATCACAAATTGACAGTATTCATCCAGTGACTTATAATTTAAACAGTTATGGACTTGATAAGTAATGTACGAAAATCTTACTCAATATGAACGAGCACTCGCACGGTTTGGTGATAAATGTGCCCTCATTGCAGGACTTGAAATCACAGATAAAATTACTCCTGAACAAGCATATCAGGAAATCAAGGAACTTTATAAAGACCTTAAGAAACTCCGTAAGAAAGAACGACGCATCTGGGGAAACTCGGGCATCGGGACCACGAAAGTGCAGTAAGTGCAAGGAAGAAAAATTTTTGAATTTAGATAATTTTCAAAAGATATCTTTATTTAAATCTGGGTTCTCATATTACTGTAACGAGTGTAACAAACCCAAAAAGAAAGATGACAATCAATAAACAAGTCGTGTTATCCGAGTGTTACTATGACACTTTGGGGTATCACGACTTTATTTTTGAATTTTTAAACTCAATTAATCTCCAAAATTATGAATCTTATGCATTTATATCCTGTACATCTGGATATGGTACTGAACCTAGAGAACTGATCAAAATTAAATACGAGGCTGATCTAATCATTTGGATAGTGACAGATGATATGTGCGGCAAAGAAGAATTTAATTGGTATAAGGATAAGAAACCTTATGCATTGTTAATTTTTGAAAGGATATGTAGAATGTATCCAGATAAAAAGTTTATATTGATGACTGAACAATATGAACTTGAAAAATTATGTGAGGTTGATAATTTAAAATTTGTTGATTTGCCCACGATAAATTTTATGTACGACAGATCAAAATTCAAGTATGATATTTGTCAAGAAAAAAATTCCAATCAATCAAAACAATGGATAATGCTAAATGCAAATCCAAAACTATACAGAATATCTTTTATATCTTATCTTTTATCAAAACAACTTGATAAGTTTGGATACATTACTGCATCAGAAAAGATCTTATCCAAGTCAAAAGAACATAATAATTTTTACAGTTTATGTGGAGATTATTTCCAGTTTGATATTCAGACTCTTCTTGAATTAAACAAAGGGTTTCTTCGTTTAAAAAATGGAGATTTTGAAAGAGAAGTAATTGAACCATTTAGATCTGTTAATGAAATTAATTCTTGTAATTTAATTGAGAATTATAATAAAAATATATTATCATTGTATCAAAACACAAAACTAGAAATTATTTCTGGGGGATTGTTTTTTGAACCAACTCCTATCTTCTCTGAAAAAGAAATACAATCCGTTTATGGTAAAAATTTCATACTTTTCTTATCAAGTCCTGGGTCTGTTCAACGTTGGAGAAGTTATGGATTTGATATGTTTGATGATATAATTAACCATGAGTATGATTTTATTCTTGATCCATCAAAAAGATTAGTCAAAGCAATAACAGATAATATTCATTTGTTGGATGGTAGTTCTGATTTAGATTCTTTGTGGGAAGAAAGAGTGGATAGATTTGATCTTAATTGCAAAGTAGCGGACAATATGCAAGATTGGTATATAAAAAGAACGAAAAATCAATTGATTTCTAAAATAATAGAATTTGGTATAAGTGTGGGATAATGGAAGATAAACTTATTTGGACCAAAAAAGATGCCTTGGATAAATCTTTCTGTGAAAAGGTAATTGATAAATTTGAAAAAGATCCAAACAAATATGAGGGTAGAGTTGGACTTCAAAGAGTAGATACTAAAGTTAAAGTATCAACAGACTTAGCAATCAGTGGATTGGATGATTGGAAAGAATATGATAGTGTATTTTTTAAATCCCTGAATAGTGGATTAGAGGAATATAGAACATACCTGAAAACCATAAATCCCAAGATGTTATCACATACAACTTTATCTGATAGTGGATATCAGATACAAAAAACCATAGGTGGATCTGGATTTTATCATTGGCATCACGATTATTTTTTTGATCTGAAGATGGGTTCTAGATTTATAACTTTTATTTGGTATCTCAATGATGTTATTGATTGTGGAGAAACTGAGTTTTATTCTGGCGATAAAATAAAACCAGAACAAGGAAAATTACTCTTCTTTCCTGCAACTTGGAACTATGTACATAGGGGAATAAGTCCCTCCAAAGGTTTAATTAAATATATCTGTACTGGATGGCTTCATGCAGATCAGTTATAAATATTCTTACGAAAAGCAATAGTTGTGATAAATGGCTGTTTTAACCTCAACAGGAATTACTTTTAGTGATAACAGCGTACTTAATTCTAAGTACGGTCTTATCCCACAAACAACTACTTGGACTTTTTTTCAAGCTTCAGCTCCAAGTGGGTGGACACAAAATACTACACACAATGATAAAGCCTTGAGAGTTGTAAGTGGGACTGGTGCTGGTTCTGGTGGTTCTATTGCATTTACGAGTGCATTTCCTACTGCTGTAACACCACTTTCCTCTGGTGTCACTGTAAGTGGAACAGTCGGAAACACCACTATTGATGGTAATACTATGGCAGGTCACCAACATAACACTGGATCAGGGGAAAATGCATTGAATGGGGGAAGTCTTATTTCCGCTGCTGCCAGTTATACTTTATTGCAAGCAGGTACTGGTACTTATGGTAATAGTGGTGCTCATGCTCACCCTTGGTCAGGTTCTACAACAATAACATCTTCAATTGATTTGAGATGTAAATATAGTAATGTCATTGTTTGTTCATTAAATTAAAATAAATAAACTTAGTAAGATTGATAAACTACTATTATGGCTGCAGTACTTACTTCAAGTGGAATTACTTTCAGTGATGGGACATCACTAAACAGTAGGTATGGGATCGTCCCTCAGAGTACTGTTGCTCTTTTTTTCCAGGCTTCTGCTCCAACTGGATGGACAATAAGTAGTGTAAATAATGATGCAGCACTAAGAGTTGTAAATGGAACTGGCGGTGGAACTGGAGGAACTATTAATTTTTCAAGTGCATTTCCTGCCAGTCTTAAGACAGTCTCTGGTTCTGCCGCTGTAACTGGAACAGTTGGAAATACTACACTTGATGTTAACACAATTCCAAATCATTCCCACGGATCTGCACCAGGAAATGCCTTCCCCACCTTCAGTATTACCCCAGGTGGTGGTGGACCATTTATGGGAGTTGCTCCAGGTAATATAGAGGTTTTTGGTAATGTGACAAGTTCAACTGGAAACAGTGGGGCTCATACTCATCCTTGGTCTGGTCCAGCGAGTCTTTCCACCACCGTTGATTTGAGATGTCAATATATTGATACTATTTTTTGTTCTTTAGCCTAAAATAAATACTCCTAAGAGAATTACTAGTTATGGCAATTTTAAACGCATCAGGAATTACATTTGGGGATTCTACTTCATATTCCAGTAGATATACTCTTATTCCTCAATCTTCCGTAGCTATTTTCTTTCAGGCCTCTGCTCCAACTGGTTGGACTCAAGTAACTACACATAATGATAAAGCACTTAGAGTAGTATCTGGAACTGGTGGTGGTTCTGGCGGATCAATTTCCTTTACAAGTGCATTTCCGAATGCAGGCGCAAAACCAATTTCTGGTACTGCAAACGTGGCTGGAACTGTAGGAAATACCACTCTTGACGTTAATATGATTCCCAGTCATAACCACCCATCGGGGTTACGTGGATTTCAACAAGCTCCACAAAACCCAGATGGCAGTTTTAATGCTGGACCTTGGGGAAGACCAGGATCATATGATCCAATTAATAGTACTTATCAAGGTTATGGAGCTAATGTTGGCCACGCTCACCCATGGACTGGGAGTGGTCCGTGGAGTACTAGTATTGATTTAAGATGCCAATATATTGATACTATTGCTTGCAGTTTTAACTAATTTATCCTATAATATTTTTATTTGTTGATATAAAATGTTTAAGAAAAAATCTCAGTCGGGAAATTTTTGCCCATTAATTAAAAAAGAATGCGTAGAAAATGAATGTGCATGGTATATGCACATCAGAGGTATGGATCCAAATACTGGGGAAGATATAGATCATTGGGGATGTTCTGTTGCTTGGTTGCCTACCTTGACAATTGAAAATTCCAAACAACAACGATCTACATCAGCTGCTGTGGAATCCTTTAGAAATGAAGTTGTCAAAGCCAATGAACAAAATAGACAACTATATATTGAAGGATTATCTCAAACTGGAATTCTACCAGTAAACGTAACACCATTAACTACACCAAGTTTAATAGAAGGAGAAGAATCAAATGAGACTAACGATATTGACCGGTAGTGGTTTTATTGCCGTAGATAACATTGGATACCATGACTTTGATCTAAGTTGGATTCCAGAGTACGATGGGGAACAAGTTCATGCTGTTCAATGGTATGAAGATCACGGTGAAATTGAATTCAGAACGACTGTTCCAAATCTAGATATTACAGAGTTGGGAATTTACCAAAAAGCAGTTGCAATGTTCCAAGAAAAACATGCAACAGTTCTAGAGGAAGAAAAGAAAGTACAAGAACTTTTTGCAAAATCAGAAGCAGAAAGATTGGAAAAAGAAAAACAACTGGAAGAAGAATTGGCAAAATATAGAGCTGAGTACGAAGACTCTTTCAATATTGAAGATATACTAAGTCAAATTTAATTAAAATTATAAAATTTTATTATGAATGAAAAGTTAATCAAGAATAATTATGTAATTATTCCAAATTTTATTTCTACGGAAAGAGCAAAACAACTTGCTGAAGAATATAAGAAATATTCTGAAGAGAATAATATAGATGGGGATGCCCAGGCACTAAATTCACATTCAAGTGAAAATTATATTTCATTTCTTGAACTTCTTTGTGAAAAAACTCCAGAGGTATCTTCAATTTTAGAAGAAACCGTATTACCAACTTATGCCTATTCTAGGGTATATAAAAATGGAAGTATTTTAGAAAAACACAAAGACAGAGATGCTTGTGAAATTTCTTTTACTCTTCATTTGGATGGAGATAAACCCTGGCCTATTTGGATTGAAACTCCAGAAGGAGAAAAACGTTATGTAAGTTTGAATTCCGGTGATGCAATGATGTATCTTGGATGCACTGCAGAACATTGGAGAGATGCATATGAAGGTACTTGGTACGCTCAAGTATTTTTACATTATGTTCAAAGTAGGGGCAGTCGTTCCTATGCTTATTTTGATAAAGTTAGGGACAATAGAGTAAATGAGAGTATCGTAACAAATAATCAACCAAAATCTGAAGTTAAAGTAAGTGAAGAAAAAATTGAAGAAACTACTACTTCCTCAACTCCAATTGTTTATTCATCAACTGCAACTTTAGATTCTTTTATTAAAGTCTATAATAATATTGTTCCAGAAGATCTCTGTGACGATCTTCTAAAAGAATATGTGGATTCTGATGATTGGTCTCCAACTAGATTATCTGGTGGAAGAGTTGATGATCAAGTTAGAAGTTGTAACGTAATAGCTTTATCACACCAGTTTATAATTCAAAAAAATCCAGAGATAAGATCAAACATTGATAAAAAACTATTTGAAAGTGCTTCTCTTGCAATGAAATCATATCATAATGATTTCAATAACTTTGCAATTGAAATTGATACTGGATATGAGTTACTAAGATATCAAGAAGGTCAATTCTATCTACAACATACCGATTCATTCAAAGAACAACAACGATCTGTTTCTTGTTCTTTTCAACTGAATGATGATTATGAAGGTGGTGAGTTTGCATTTTTTGATAGGGAAGTTATGATTCGTGCTCCAAAAGGTTCTGCAATTATGTTCCCATCAAACTTTATGTATCCTCACGAAATTATGCCAGTAACAAAAGGAACTCGTTATTCTATTATTACTTGGTTTGTATGAATGAGAAATTGGAAGGGTTGCCTCCAATATATTATTTCAATTTAGATCATAGAAAGGATCGCAAAGAATATATTGAAAATCAATTTTCTACATATGGAATAGAAAATTATACAAGAGTCCATTCATCAAGATATTCAACAGATAATTTTGATGAATGGAAATCTAAAGTAATCACCGATAAACTTAGAACATCTATTCATAGATTAGCGACCACAATTGATAGAATTGAAGGAATTATTGACTGGTATAATTCCAATACATCCGAAACTTGTTTAATAGTTGAAGATGATTTTTGTTTGGATACAGTTCAGTACTGGACTTTTGATTGGAAAACTTTAATCAAACATATTCCATATAATTGGGATTGCGTTCAGTTTCACATCATTGGTGAAAGATTTATTCAGATGCATCTTTCAAAGTGGTTTAGAAATAATCATTCTACTGGATGTATTCTGATAAACAGATCTTATGCGGAAAAACTCATTAGACTTTATCGTTATCAAGATAAATTTGTTTTTCGTTCAAATTATGGATACGGCAAAGATTTTCCACAGTATCACTATCAATCAGTAGATTTTGTTTTGTATCAAGTGGGAATTACATATTCCATTCCTATTTTTATTACAAATTCAATTTTTGAGAGTGATGGATATCGTAATGGTCGTCCAAATTATATGGCTGAAAAATCTGATGAAGTAGTGTTAGACTGGTGGAAAACTAAAAGTTCCCAGTATTCACTGGAAGATATTTTTTACCTAGACAATTCTAAAAAAGAAGAACTATTTTTAAGAGTTTCATATAACTAACATAAATTATTCTATAGGACCACTTTATTAATATGGAAATTGATTTAAGAAATAAACTCAAGGGAATTCCTCACATCTATTATCTTAATTTAGATCATAAAATTGATCGTAAAGAATATATGGAGTCCCAGTTTGATAAGTGGGGAATTGCGGATTTTACAAGAGTATCTTCTTCAAAATTTCTTGCAAAAGAATTTGATAACTGGAAACACATGTTGCATAAACATGAAGCATTTGAGAAAGCACCACATACTCATAGATCTCTTGCAGTTTCTTTATCTACGTTAGAAACACTTAGGAATTGGTTGGAAACCACTGACGATCCATATCTTATTCTAATGGAAGATGATACGGATCTTGATTTAATCACCTATTGGCATTTTGATTGGAACTATTTGATGAATAATATCCCCTATGATTGGGATTGCATTCAGTTGGGATATACTTCAAATCATTCTATTTCATTCTTCTTACATAAAAAACCTCATCATTCATACAATGGACCTACATTGTTCAACAGATTTTATGTTGAAAAATTAGTAAGACTTCATTATATTGCGAATAAGTATCTTCTAATTCGTGATTATGGTAGGATCAGAAGATTTAGACAAAGTAGACTGTTTTATCCCATAGATGTGGACGATTATCTCCAGTCAAATGGGTGCGCTTATGCCTTACCAATTCTCACACAAAATCCATACTTAGACGAGAATCCAAAAGATCATCATCTATTATCAAAGATTGCTTGTTATTATTGGTGGAGAGAAAGAAGTGGATGGTTTACATTGGAAGACTTTTTTACATATGGAAAACCATATGATCACGAAATGACTTTAAAAATTATAAGATAATTGTGGAAAATCTTAGAGGAATTTCAAAGATTTATTATTTAAATCAAGATGATAGAACTGATCGTAAAGAATATATGGAATCCCAATTGAAGTATTGGGAAGTCCAAGAATTTTCTAGAGTTTCTTTGTCAAAATATACGGTTGATAATTATGATGATTGGAAAGACTTAATTCTTGGTCCACATCAATTGGAGACGGAGGTTGAAATAACTCAAGCCGCAATTAAATTATCATATATGAAGTTTATTCGGAAGTGGTTGGAAACAACCGACGAAAAACTTATGATAGTGATGGGAGATAACTATGATTTTAGATTTCTAAGTTATATTGACTTTGATTGGAACTATTTGATGAAGAATATTCCATACGATTGGGATTGTATTCAACTTGGATTCAATAATGAAAATGTTATTCCCTGTTTCTTACATCCAATTTTGGCTTCTCACGGTCACGGACCTTCTTTGATAAACAGAAATTACGCAGAAAAATTAGTTTCATTGCATTTTGTGGATGATAAAGTGAATTTTTTCCATAAAATTTCTAATTGTCATTGGAAATGGGATAGTTCTGGTGTTCCTTTGAATTATTTTTTGACTCATTGTGGGAGAACTTATGCTGTACCAATAATCATAGACAATGATTGTAATGAGTTGACTCGTTATGCTTATGACAAATGGTGGAAAGAGTGGGATGAATCCAAAAAAAGAAATTTCTTTACTTATGGAAAGGTAAAAGAAGAACACGGAAAAGTAAATGATGAATTCATAAGATTGAAAGATTACAAATTATATACTGATGGATCTCAAAAATAAACTTAAAGATTTACCACCAATATATTTGTTGACTCTTGATGAAAGAAAAGATAGACAAGAGTATACAGAAATCCAGTATGATTATTGGGGAATACGAAACTATAAAAAAATATCTGGATCCAATTATCAACTCATTAATTATGAAGAATGGAAAGATATTGTAACTATAAATGAGATTTCGGATTCTTATAAGAAAAAAAGTCATCATATTGTTGAAATTTCTATATCTTTATTCTACTTAATTACGATTAAAAATTGGTTGGAAACTACTAATGATCCGTATCTTCTTCTTATGGAAGATGATTATGATCTAAGTCTGATTGAATATTGGCATTTTGACTGGAACTATTTGATGAACAATATCCCTTATGATTGGGATTGTATTCAAATAAGTTTTGAAAATGAAAAATCAATTCCTTGTTTTTTACATCCTATTCACCCCAATCACGGTACTGGGGCATCTTTAATTAATAGAAGATATGCTAAGAAACTTATGGATCTTCACTATGAAGATGGTAAGTTTGATTTAAGTAAAACGATTTGTAATTACAAATGGTCACCAATTGGATATGGGTTCTACAAAGGAATGGGAAGTCCTAATGTCACGGGGGATTATTTTTTGGGTCATTGTGGAAGAACTTATTGCATCCCATTAATAACAATCAATAAAGATATTGGTAGTTATGCACATAATGTTCCCAGAGAAAAAGACCGACTGGATTTAAATTTTTCTCGTAAAGCTTATAAAAAATGGTGGATGACACTCAGAGATAGTTACACTCTTGAGGAGTTCTTTACATATGGCAAATCAAATGATAGAATTATTACACCTCTAGAAGAAGACCTAGAAAATATTAAATATGCAGATTGAATCATTCTTGGATCTTGCACAAAACTATGCGATGCAAAATTACCAAAGAGAGGAAACACCAGTTTTCAAATCCTTTGGTGATATCAACCCACTTATGTCTTTTGAAGATTATAAAGTATGGGTCAAAGAATATTTCCAAGATTATTTTATGGTTGTGTGTTTGATGTCAAGAGGTGATGACGATCAAATAGAATTTCAGTTAAAAGATGATTATTTTTGTTTGGTGAATCATCATAACAAGGTAAATAAAACCACTGGAGATGGAGTAGTTGATAAAAACAAACAAGTATTTCGTGAGGTTCTAGCCCACGCAATATATTTTTGTGATTATAGAATGTATCAAATCACTTTAGATGAAATTAAATATGACTTATCTAAGGAAGTAACTGATATCAAATATAATCATTTCAAAGATCTCAGATCAAAATGGTCTAAAATGCTTAATGAAGTAATAGAAGATTTCCATAAAAATGATAAAGAAAACTCAAATTGAATGGGACAATAAAACTTTAAATTACGATAAGTCAAAATTTCCTTTTAGGGAATGGGCTATATCAGTAATTCAAGAAGTAAAACCAGAAATTACTGAATTGGAGACGCTTCACTTAAATGTTTCTCCAGAAGAACTTTCTCAAATCAGAAAACATTTCCACAAAGCTTCCACCAGAAAGGAATTTATGGAAATGGTTGATCTCTTTATGGAAGAAAATATCCCACAAAGAATTTGTAATAAAGAGTACTTAATTCAAAGATATCCAACTCTTAGAATTGTAGAACCAAACCAGGCAAAGAAATCAAGAAGACTTGCTTTTCACCAAGGGATTTGGGTAGGAAATGGTAGGGGTCTTAGAACTGTTTGGATGCCTTTTACAAGGTGTTATGGTACAAATAGTATGCAAATGCTTCCCTTGGGTATTTCTAGAAAGATTACAAAACAGTGTCTTCGTAATCAATGGTCTTTAGAAAAATTTGAAGATGTATCAATTGAACATTCTTTTCCAATTGATTTAGATTATGGTCAAGCCCACCTATTTTTTCAGGAACATATTCACGGTAATGTAAATAACGATACTGATATCACTAGAGTTAGTATGGATATTCGCATCTTAGTACAAGGTGAGGAATATCATCGCAGACTTCCTGGAGGATATCTAAGATTTCCCGGTGATTATCAATCGGATATTAATGAAGATCATACTGGTAGACATTTTATAACGTATGATTGTTGGAGTAGTAAATATACAAAACACATTCCTCTACCAATGCAGAGAGATGTTATTGATTCTTATTGCGACAAGAATAAAATTTCTTATTCAGACAGTCAATTTGAAAATGAATATCTTGATTGGTGCCCCTCTCTTCAACACTTTATTAGTCAGAAACCAGAAGGTATCGTAATGTTGAGTATCTTTTCTCTTCCCGATAAAAAGAAATGGAGAGATAAGATCTTGAATCTTGCATTAGAAAATGGAGTTGAACTTCATTTTGCAAATGAATATCTTGTCTTGAGAACTCAAGATGATCTCAATTTAATTCAAAGATACTTAGAATTTTCTCCCCTATGAAATACATCTATTCCAAAAAAGAACCTGATAAACTTCTCCATCTCATCAATAGATTGGATGAGATTACTGAGAGAACTAATGTTGCTCCAGATGATCAGTTCATTCAACTTGCAACACTAAGAATGGAGAAGGGTAAAACATTTAGACCACACCAACATATTTGGAAGGATTCCTCTAGAGATAAAATAATCGCACAGGAATCTTGGGTTGTAATTCAAGGTTCTGTGAGAATTTATATGTATGATATTGATGGAACTCTTCTTGAGACAGAGATTATCAATAAAGGTGATTGTTCAATGACCTTTGAAGGTGGACATACCTATGAGATTTTGGAAGAAGATACAGTTGTTTATGAATACAAAACAGGTCCTTATACGGGAATTGAGAATGACAAGGTATTTTTATGAGTAAAGTTGCTCTGATTACTGGTCTTACGGGCCAAGATGGATCGTATCTTTCCGAGTATCTTCTGGAACTTGGATATGAAGTACACGGAGTAGTTCGTAGACTATCTGTTGCGGAAAATCAAACTGAAAGGATTCAGCATATTGATGATCAGGTAACTTGTCATTATGGAGATCTATTGGATGAACATTCACTCTATCGTATTATGGAGGAAGTTAATCCAGATGAAATCTATAATCTTGCTGCAATGAGTCACGTAAGAGTTAGTTTTGATGTACCTTCATTTACGATTAAAACCAACTCTATTGGTGTTCTCAATATGTTGGAATCTATGAGAACTGAAGTTCCTCACGCAAAATTTTATCAAGCAAGTTCTTCCGAGATGTTTGGAAATAACATTGATGAAGATAACTACCAAAGATTGACCACTCCTATGCAACCTGTAAGTCCTTATGGTTGTTCTAAACTTATGGGATTTAATCTAACCAGACAGTATCGTCAGGGATATAAGTTACACGCTTGTAATGGGATTCTTTTTAATCATGAATCGCCACGCAGAGGAACTAACTTCGTGACAAACAAAGTTGTGAAGACTGCTGTGGAAATCAAACTGGGTCTCAGAGATAAACTAGAACTCGGAAACTTGGATTCTAGTAGAGACTGGGGACATTCTTACGATTATGTAAGAGCGATGCATATGATTTTGAATTATGAAACTCCTAAAGATTGGGTGGTTTCTACAGGAGAAACAAAAACTGTGAGAGATCTTTGTAGATATACATTTAATTCTTTGGGAATGAACTATGAGGATTACGTTGTTCAAAATGAAAAGTATCTAAGAAAAGAAGAAGTAAATTATCTTAGGGGAGATTCTTCTGAAATTCGTCAAGTTCTTGGATGGAAACCAAAATATACATTTGATACAATGATTGATGAAATGATAGAGTTTTGGAAAAATAAATTGAAATGAAGTCGCAAAATGAATGGGGAAAACTAAAGAAGGTCATTGTTGGTGTTGCTGACTATGCAACAGTTCCAGAGATTGATATAAGTCTCCGTACAGTCAACTACGCAGACCGCCAAGACCTTTCTACTGTAAAGGTAGGTCCATACCCCCAACAAGTAATAGACGATGCCAACGAGGATCTAGAGACCTTTGTGAGTTTTCTTCTGGATGAAGATGTGGAAGTTGTAAGACCCCAAAGGAACACAACCAGTTACTATAACTTCTGTCCAAGAGATGTAGTTTTTACTCACAAAGATTTTACGTTGACAACTCCAATGCCTTTGGTATCTCGTAAGGATAACTGGAAATCGTTTATTGATCATCTCGGAACAACAATCATTGTTCCCTGCAAACATAGTGATCAACTATACAATCAAGAGTGTCTTGGAAATCCAGATATTCTTGCGTTGACTGAAATTACTCCTGCATTTGATGCTGCCAATATTCTTCGTGCAAATGATGACTTACTTTACTTGGTTTCTAATAGCGGAAATATTGCAGGTGCAAACTTGCTTCAGGAGATGTTGGGTGATCGGGCAAAAGTACATCTACTTCAAGGTGTCTACAGTTATATGCACATTGATACAACGATTGCTTTTCTCCGTGAAGGTTTGATGTTATTGAACCCAGAAAGAATTAAAGATGTGAATGTTCTTCCTGAACCATTCAGAAACTGGGATGTGATTTGGTGCCCAGAAGCAGTTGACATTGGATATTATCCAGGTTATAATCATGCTTCAGTATGGTCAAATATGAATTTATTCAGTGTCAATCCAAATCTGGTTGCTCTTGAAGAACATCAAGAACCTACTAGAAAAGAATTGGAAAAACACGGAATTGAGTGTGCAATGCTTCCGATGAGACACGGAAGAACTTTAAGTGGATTTTTTCACTGTGTAACTTTAGATTTAGAGAGAGATGACTGAAGAAAAATCACAAATGTATGAGGGAAAAGGAGTTTCAATGCACCCATCAGGTCTCAATATAATTGAGAATGATGATGGATCTTTTGCTTTGGAGTGGGATAAGAATGATCCACGATGGTCTTGGTTGAATGGGTTGACTGACGCAGAAATTCAGGTTATTATGGAGGACGCCATCAAAAATCATCTTGTGGAGTTGGAAACCAACAATGACTGACTACAAAAAATACGCACTAGATCAAGTTGAAAATTTTCTGTACGATGCGATGAGTACAGATGCAACGCCGCAAGAAATCTATGACGTGATTAAAGGTGTTGTTCAGGATAACTATTATGTCTACAAGAATGCCACATCAAAAGCATATGAACTTCTTGCTCTTTTGAATGGGAATGGTACATCCACTCTTGAAGAAGTACTTCGGGAAAAGGAGTATTATGAACCAAAAAATCATTCTGAACATTATTATGATTATGATCGTAATAAACCAGTAAAAAAGACCTGCGATAAAGATGATCCATCAGAAGAATGTAAAAACTCTTGGAATGACTTTTGGGAACATCAACAATACACTGATGAAGAACTGAATGCAATGTGTGATGCTGCAACTTCAGCGAAGAAAGATAAGGTAAAGAAGTGGATTCTTCCTGTTGAAGAAACAAAAGATGCAGATACTGATGAAATTGAATACTTTCTTACCTTTCCTGATGATTTGTTAGAAGCATCAGATCTCAAAGAAGGTGATCAAATTGAATGGATTGATCAAGGTGATGGATCTTATAAAATGATTAAAGTAACTAAGCCACTTGGAATGGAGGAATGTTGATGGCACTATCCAAATCTGTTGAAGAAAGTTTGAAGGAAGCAGAACAAAATCTTCGTAATGCACTCGCATTTGCTGCTCGTCAAGAAAAACCATATATTGGGAAACATATCGCAAAAATGATTTGTGATATTGATAATCTCATCGCAACTGATGAACTTATGGATAGACTTGAAAATCGTATGGAAGGTGAGAGTGGAAAGTGGGGTCCATTCGGAGAGTAAATCTCAATTGTAACAGAGTGTTTCCCAATTCTGAAGAGAGTATTAAGTTTATAGATAATCATATAATCGTGTGTTAGAATACACACAATTCCTGGAAAAACACTATGACACTCTCACGAACTGGCACTTCTGATCTTACAAAAGAAGAGTGGAATGAACTTGTTGCTTTGAAAGAAGCAATCAATTACGATCCCCGCACAGTGTCTCCAGAAAAAATGGAATTGTTCACAGAATTACTTGTACGATCTTGGCAGACTAAAGATAGTGCAATCAACAACTAATTATGTTACAATAAATATTACAAAATAATTAATGTAAAAATGAATTTTACTGTTTATTCCAAAGAGGATTGTCCTTATTGCTATAAAATCAAACAAGTGTTAGAATTGTGTGGTAAAAACTTTGTTGTCTACACTTTAGACGAACATTTTACCAAGGGTGAATTTTATTCTGAATTTGGAGAAGGTTCAACCTTTCCTCAAGTCATCTGTAATGATAAAAAACTTGGTGGATGTACTGATACAATTCAATATCTAAAAGAACTTGCGGTAATTTAATTTATGAGTAAGCCATCCACCCTACACATAAATAGAGGTGTGGAGTTAATACTAAGGAGGAGGAATAAGCCTGACAAATCTAAGACGTTTAAACTTAGTTTTGGAAAGATGCTTGCCCTCTTCAGACGAGAGGTACACATCTATTTTGAATTTTCATTTGACATAACAAAGAAGTAAATCTCTCGGAGGTAGGACCATGACAGTTCCTTTAGTTGCCATCTTTTGCATGGTATCTCTAATGTTCTTGTTAATTGGTGGTATAGTAGGTTGGTTATGGAAAGAACATGTAGTTTATTCCACGGTCCCACAACCAGGATTTGTCCATCCAGAAATGTTTGATAGAAATGGGAATATCATTCCTGACGAAATTTTAGCAGTACGATTTGAAAATGATTATGGCTACGAAGAAGACGACGACCACGACGACGACTAGAAAACCAGCTGCAAGGAAACCTGCAACTGCTACAAAGAAACCTACAACTCCTGCAAGAAAACCTGCAACTCCAAAAGTTGTGGTTCAGACGGTAGAACTTACGGAAACTTCTCCAGTTCACGACATTCTTGCAGCAGTTTCTGTAGAAAAAACTAATGAGAAGAAAGTAGAAATTCTCCAAAGGTATAATGCAAACTTCATCAAGTCTATCCTGATTTGGAACTTTGATGAAAGTATTCTATCGGATCTTCCTCCTGGAGAAGTTCCCCTTACTGCAAAAGAAGATGCAGATCAACGCCCTGGTTCCAATCTTCGCAAAGAATGGGATAAACTCTATAACTTTGTGAAAGGTGGTAATGATGCAATGAATAAACTTCGTAAAGAAACGATGTTTATCAATATTCTTGAGACTTTACATCCTAGTGAGGCAGAGATTTTAATTCTTGTAAAGGATAAAAATCTACAATCTAAATATAGTATCACTAAAGAATTAGTTTCTGAAGCCTATCCAGACATTCAATGGGGGAATAGGTCCTGATATGGGAATTAATATTATTCATGCAAACTGTGATCCAAGTGTAGCAAAAAATAGGGAACTTCCCATAAATGCTTACTTGGTCACCTATGTTTGTGAAGGTGAAGTTCAATATGATGTTGCTCAGGGAGATGGTCGGGTTTCTATCTTTGACCATTATCACGATAGATATGGAGAAGTGAGGGGTATTGAATGGACTGATGGTAGAGTTAGTCCAAAACTTTGGAATTATAAACCTCCTGAGACTAAGAAAAAACGATGAATACTGAACAAAACCCCAACGAATTGAATGTTACAATGAACCTTGATGCTCTTAAAGAGGTCAAGAAAAAGTATAAGAAGATCAAAAAGTATATGAGATCTCCTCTTTTTGCTGTGAAGATTATGGATGGCAACGAAAAAGTTGTGAGTAAACTACTCAAGGATGTAACCGACACTCCGCCGTAAATGGGAAAACACTACTTACTTAACCTATTTGGATGCTCGTTTGTTCTTTTGAATGACGAGCATTATCTTATGGATCTTCTAGAAAATGCTGCAGCAGCATCAGGTGCTACAGTGTGTCAAACAATCTTTAAGAAGTTTGATCCCCAAGGAGTAACCGTATTGTGTCTATTATCAGAAAGTCATATTAGTATTCATACATGGCCAGAAGACGGAAAAGCAGCAGTAGATGTTTATACCTGTGGAGATTGTAATCCAAAGATTGGTTGTGATATTATCATTCAACAACTTTATGCAACAAATCATACTTTAAGTTATATTGAAAGATAGTCAAAAAAGAAAAAATATTGTATAATTACTAATGTGTTTGCTATACACATTATGTCTAGGACTTACAGAAACACAGAAGGATGGCACAGTGGAGCCTTTAGGTTTCCACATACATTCAGCGAAATCCGCCAGTTAGATGGAATTTTACATGAAGAGGACTTGGAGGGTCTTCCTATTTCTGGAGTAAATCATATGAGAGCAAGAGAGCACCAGTTGCCGACTGCTTGGGATGATAGAGTGATTAGTGCCTATTATGAAGTTTAAGTGGAACGTAGATCCCACTAAAGCAATCACTATCGCCCGTCT